CAACTCACGTCCGTTCCACTCTACGCCCAGGTCTCGATGGTTGCTAACATCGAGCGCCTGAAAAGCGGCGTCTGGAAAACGGAGGTCCGAGTCGAGGTTCCTGTTATGGAAACCGTCTCCGGCCAAAACTCAGCGGGCTACACGGCCGCCCCCAAGGTTGCGTACGTGAATACCGTCATCACGACGGGTTTCTTCCACGAACGCTCTGACCTTGCGGGTCGTCGTCTTGCTCGCCAGTTGGCCGTCAACGTCGGCAACAGCGTCAGTACTTCTGTCGCTGCTGTTGGCTACGGACCGCTCCCCGAGCTGTTCGACTCGTTGATCGCTCCCACCTAAGGGGGCTTTCCGAGAATCCCACTCTTCCTAATGAAAGGAGAATCATGTTACTCAAATGGGATCAGCAGCTCGGTGCGGATGAGACAGAATCCGTAGTCCGGGACCTAGCACTTGTCCACGCGTCTCGCGTTCGCGATGACGAGCTCCGCGGCCATCTTCTCCGTTGTATTGATGAAGACGACGTGCTTGGGCTCTGTGGAACAAAACTCTCGTACAGTACGCTTGCCTTCGACGAGGTGTATTCTGCCTCGCAGGTGATCGCGCTGTATTCTAAGCGTCAGGACATCGATCTTAGTATCGATCGTGAATCCGTCGCTTATGAGAAGTTTTGCGCTTCCGAGCGCCTCTGTGAAGAGACGAATCTCATCTTCCGCCTTTGGTCTGCGGGGAAATTTCAATTTCCCCCGCGCGTTGAAAGCATACTACATGCTGCTCAGCGGAAAATTGCCAGAGTTCTCGGGGATGTCCCTTCGTTCTCCGACCTTCGGATGCGCTTTGGGCCAGGTGCAACGACGCAAGTCACAAAAAGAACGGCGTCAGCCCGTAGTAAATTGGGCCAAACGTTCTGCTGTAGTGAAGACCTCGTCCCGATCCTTTCGGATCTTCTCGAAGAGGTGCCTTCGTGGGTTTTCGGCTTTGAATCCGACGACCTGCAAACGGCGATAGTCTCCGTTGAACTTCATCACGGAAAGCTATCCTTCGTCCCGAAGAATGCTCGTACGGACCGTTCCATCGTTGTCGAACCCGCTCTGAATTCTCTTCTTCAGCTCGGGATAGGCGACTATATGGCCGACCGTCTACGCATTTTTGGTCTCGATATTTCCGACCAAACGCGCAATCAACAACTTGCGCGTCTAGGCAGTATCGATGGGAGCCTTGCGACTCTCGACCTTAGTTCTGCTTCTGACTGTATAGCTCGTGAGTTGGTTGCTCACTTGCTACCGGTCGAATGGTTCACTCTCCTGGATCGTGCACGTACTTCTTGCATATCCTACAGAGGGAGTACCATGAAGCTCCACAAGTTTAGCTCGATGGGGAATGGTTTTACGTTCCCTCTCGAAACGCTCATATTCTGGGCGTTGGCCGTCTCGGCCGCTCAAACTCAGTCCGACACAGGTGAGGTCTCAGTCTACGGTGACGATATTATCGTCCCCGTCGGCTGCGTCCCAGCCCTGATCCAGGCGCTTAATGCTACTGGATTTCTCGTAAACACCGAGAAGTCGTTCTGGAGTGGACCTTTCCGTGAGTCTTGCGGAAAGGATTACCATTCGGGTATTGATGTGCGACCCGTCTTTCTCAAAGACGGGCTTTCAGGCCCCTCAATCTTTACGATGCGGAATTACTTTGTCCGCGTGGGGGACCTTGAGTCTTCTTCCATTCTCGAAGCTATCATACCTCCACACTTGAAACTGTGGGGGCCTGATGGCTACGGCGACGGTCATCTGATTACCGATGACCCGACTCTCTGGCAGCGTAGGATTCGTGCCGGAGATGGGTGGGAGGGATTTGTATTTGACACGTTCACTCTCAGGTCACGGAAGAGCTTCAAACCGTACCCTGGAGATTACGTGTACCCGAGCTACGCCATCTATCTTTCAGAGGTGGGACACAATCCCCGCTCCGAAATGCTCTCCGCGGTGCTTGCGCGCCTAGGTCGGCATCGTTTTATCGAGATATACGGCGAAGCTACTTTGTCGCAAGTACTTTCCTGGATCGATAATCTCGATTCCTCGAAGGTCCCTTATGACAAGCGGTCTGATTCCTTTGGCGTTACTCTGCCTGGGGTCAGTGGATACAAACGCATATCGATCTACACTTTAAGGCGCTAGATCTGGCGCCGGCTTAACAGCCTGGGGTGATTAACTCACTTAAACAGAG